AATATTTTTAAACTTGGTTGCCCTGTACCAGAATCTACTGCTAATCTTTTGTGTAGTTCTAGTTTTCCTGCTACTCTACTTTTTGGAGATCTGTCTGATGGTCTCCATTTACATCCTTCTCTAATCATAGTCTCTGCAATACTAGGACCAACATCTCCCCTTTTTGACCAAGTTGATGAGTCAAGAACTCCGTATTTAATATATTCACCATGTTCCATTTCTAAAACTTGTCTAGCAAATATATCAGCAGTAACTCGTTTAGTATATAATTCTCTATATACCCAAAAGTTATTATCAAAATCTACAGCTATCCAAAGAACACATGCAGGACTAGAGTATCCCCAGTCACAAGTTCTAAACCTTAGCCAATTATTAGGAATGTCAAAAGGTGTTGTAACATGTGTAGCTATGCTAAAATCTGGAAACGATGAATTTTCAAACGCTCCCCAATCTCCTTCTAAAAATTGTTTTCTTTGTACTTCAGGCAAAGATGATAGCATAATAAGATAATCATCTGTTTGCATAAGATAGGGGTTATCTTGTAGTTTAGCCGGTATAAATCTTCTTGATATAGACTTTCTACCTACTATAGTATCTATGCCCACTTCAAAAGCCGTATTAGGCTCTGCAGGGTCTACAAACATTTCTTTGACCCATTGTGACCCAACGTTGCCAGGATTGCCTGTAGCACGCATATAAACCGGAATATTGGGGTCTACACTTCTGAGCGAGGATCTTAAAAAGTTGTATATCTCTGGTGTTGGATACTGAGGTAGTTCATCTATTCCAATCCATGTATAGGACTGACCTTGATAACGAAGCACGTCAGTTAAGTTTTCTGCATAACCAAATTCTATTCTAGCACCTGAAGGGAATCTCCATTCCTTTTCTTGCTCTCTCCATTTAGCACCTGGATAAGCTTTAGGATATAATCTTTGAGAGTTATTAATCATATCTCTTAACTCAGGCATAGATTTTCTAAGTAGTAGACATCTATGATGTTCTTTATGACAGTATCTTAATGGATCAATAAGCATGGCATACGATTTGCCACCACCTCTTGCTCCACCATAGAATACTTCTCTTTCTGGTGCGGCTAGAAACTGTGTTTGTGGTCCGTCATTGGGCTTAAATATAATGTTATCTTCAACATAATCTTTAACGTTAGGAGATAAAGACTGTACTTCATCCTCAACCATGACAGAAGCAGAAGAGCCTTGCAAAGCATCATTGGCTTTGAAGATCTTTTCTTTTCGCTTTTTTGCATTTTGTATTGCATCATGTGCTTTCCTTATTTTAAGGTCCTGTGCCTTAATAGTTCTTTTAGCTGCTTGTTTTGCTTTTACTTCTTTACTAAAAAACTTTTTTTCCTGAACTACTCCTCGTTTTCTTCCGAGGTGTGATTTAGGTTTTGGAGGTTCAATGTCTGCCATCTAGTGTTTATTATTTTCCTTAATCCTGTATGTGATATACTTCTTCCTGTTTTCCTTGATAGCCAACTTGCAACCTCTCTATATGAACAATTATTTAAAAAATCTTTAGCTTCATCTAAAGCATCCAACTCTTCTTGAATAGGCTCAATATAATCTGTATCATCAGCTAGCTTATATCCAAAAGGAATAGTCCTAGCTTTCCGTTTTTGTAATTCCATCTTTAGGTGGTAGTATAAATATACCATGTGCTACTTGTGCAGTAACATCTAATTTATCTCTTTTAACAATTCCTACACGATCTAGTATTTGTTTAGCAGCTTCCATTCTAATATTTACTCCAGGAGTTTTACCATCTTCATCTAGAGCATCTACTAAACCTTTGACTGCTTTTGCAGAGTGCATAGCTAAAGAATATTCTGATCTTTCTAGAATTTGTTCTTTTAATGACTTAACAACTTTCAAATAATAGCCCGGAGCATATCCTACGATATCTCCTGCTTTCTTTGGATCTCCTTGGGCTTCATTAAATAAAGCTTCTAGAAATTGCTCCTGTTGCTCAGTTAGCTTTTTTTGTTCTTTTTTTACTAGTTCCATATGTTTTTTTAAGTTCTTTTTTAATTGTTTTATAATTAGTATCAGATTCTAATACTTGTTTTTCTTTTTTAGCTACTTGTGCTTTAGTATGTAAGTCTTCTCTTATCTTATCTTCATTGCCTTTACTATCAGATATAGTAAGAACACTTGGTGCTACAATAGCTAGTTTTATATAAGGCGCTGTACATGGCTCTTTTCTTCTAGCCATTGGTAGTGTCTTTTGAAATCTTTCTCCAGTTTTTAAATTTTCGTATTCATAAAGTGGCATTCTATTTCCTTTTTGTTGCTCTATTTGTTTTAGAATTATATTTATAAGTAGAAGCAGGATTACCCGAAGCTTTAGATGCTCTATCTTTTGCACGTTGCCCCGGAGTCATGTTTCCTCTAATAACTCCTTTTGTTGTAGGTTTGTTAGTTCCTTTTTTTAAATTGCCTGATTTTTGTAATTTACTAGTAGCAATAGCAAATGCTGATTTTTTATTATAGCCTTTATCTTTTAATTGCTTAGTAAGTCTATCTAAAATTTTAGGCATTTTATTTTCCTTATTATTCTGTGTATAAACATAATTAATTTATATGTTAGTATCTCAGCAGTAGGTTCTAACTTTTTTTGTTTCTTTGGCAAAAGTTGCTCGCTGATTCTTCACTTCTAAATCCCCATGCTCTAAGTGCTAGAGCCTTTCTAGTTGGGCGACCTTTATCATCTTTCATTGGTCCTTTCATTCCTGCAAACCTACAGGCAAAACTGACTTTTCTTCTAAATGCTGCAGAGTCTTTTTTAGGAGTTTCTTTAACAGGTGCTTTTAAATTAGAACCTTCAGTTCTTTTAAAATGCGCTCTACCTGCTGCATTCAATCCTCCTTTAGGATTTTGGTATTTCTTAGCTACCATTAACCCTTAGCTTTTTTCTTAGCTGTATCTGATAAATCTTTAAAATGAACTACTGGCTTACTTTTTGCACTATGTGATTTACCACTATGCATAGAACCATTAGGCATTTTGTGCATTGGTCCTTTGTATTCAGTACCATTCTTAAAAAAATGTTTTACGCCTTTTCCCATTATGTTACCTTCCTATATGATTTTACTTTCTGGGCAATTCTCTTCGGCTGCTTCACAAATTGTTTTCCCTTCTTCGTCCCTTTGCGCTTGGCTTTTGTCGTTGCCGCATATTCCGCAGATGTCAGGCTCTCTATCGCTTTCTTTGGTAGATACCTTTCCCCTGTCTTTGAAGATGGTTTCCCAGACTTCGTTTGCCATTTTTGTTTCCCCCATTGTTTAAGACTTCTTTGTGATTTTGCTAGTGTCATGCTGTTTTTTTAATTTTGCTTTAGCTGCTTTTGCTAAACGTGCTTGCTCCATTTTTCCTGATACCTTTGCTCGTTGTTCTAATACAGTTAGTATTTGAATTTTTCTAGCATAAGGTTTGTTAATACGCATAACTTTTGCGATTGTATCCTTTGCATCCTGTACTGTTGCAAATTTAATACTGACAGTATCTTTAGGATTTTCATCTGTATATAATCTTCTACCTGAACCTTTTGGTTTCTTGCCTGTTCCTAATTTAGGATCAGCCATTACTTGCTAGTCCTTCTTGGCTTGCCTTTATAAGTACTAGGTATAATATTAGAAAAAGTCTTAGCAAAGTTTTCTGCTTGTTTGTTAGTATTAAATTCTAAAAAAGTATTATTTTTATTTGCTCTTTTTATAGCTTGCTCACTAGTCAATTTTAAAAACTTTCCTTTACCTCTAGTTCCTATTCTGACTATTGTTGGTGCTACTTTGTTATCATAGCTAATTAGCTTTACAGTTTCATTATCTTTAGTCATAGGTGACGCAGGATTTAATGACCTTTTAACCCAATTGGGTATTTTATTATTCTTAGTATTTTTTATAATGATATCTGCCACTATGCACCACAGCTATCACAGCCATCATCACATATACAATCATTTAAATTGCAACCACAAACTGGACATTGATCACTCATTTTATTTTCTTTTTTACTTTTTTCTTAATTTTCTTT